TTGCGGCGCTTGGTGGCGCGATGGGGCTGGGGTTAGCAGAGGTCGCCGTGGGCGAACATTCCAGGGCGCTTCCGCTCCTCGCCTGTCTTCGTGTTCTTGAAGATGCGGTCAGTGGAGTTGTCCATCCAGAAGACTTCGTGGCTGAACGTCCATTCTTCAGTCCATTCGTTCGACCGGCACGCAGCCTGTGCTGCTTCGCGGGTGGCGTAGGCTTTTTTCTCGGAGTAAGCCTCGCCCATCATTTTGTCGTATCCGGCGATGGTGTAGAAAGGGCGCTGCGCTGCTTCCTTTTGCTGCTCCGCCTGCTTGCGGAGGATGGCCTGTACTTCTTCGCGGGTCGGTTTGGCTCGGTTCGTCATTGTCTGTCTCCTGTGTTGGTCTGTTGTTTCCTTGTGCCATTATAATCGCACACCTTAACTCTAATGTCAACACCTAAGTTTAATTATTTTATCCCTCGCATCCTCGAACCCGTTGCCGACAATAAATGTGTGGCCGATGCTTTCAACGTAATCGCCCCATCGCCTTTGAAGCGGCGACAGCTTGCCGCCGTGCGCTCGCTTCATTTCAATCCATAAATTCCAAGCAGGGACATGAAGATCGGAAACGCCAGCCAGGACGCCTTCTGCTTTGAGCCTAGCGGCGACAATCCTGTTTCGCTGTCCGCCGTTCGGAATGGCATAAATCCTGACGCCGCGATATGTCTGGCGAAACCAGCAAATTAGGTCGCGCTGTTCTTCATGTTCGGTCTTCATGCCACCTCCTTTCAAGCACACGATAAAATTTGCCATCTTTCTGATATTTGATCCGCACCGGCGCGTTGCCCTCGTTTAGCACGTCCGGCAAGCCGTAGAAGTCTGGCGCGTCTGCCAACTGCACGCCTGAGTTTTGAGCGTATTCCCCAAGGTTCCTAATCGCCTTCTGACCGGCGTATCCTTCATGCAGTATGGTGAAATATTCGTGGATCATAGGATCGGAAAGCGCCTCGCCGTAATAGGTAGCTTTGAGCATTTGCTTGCCGCTGCTTTGGCTTGTGTGAATACGCCACTGAACATTTGACACATTCATTTCCTCGCCGTCCATGCCCATAATATCCTGGCCGTAAAGCGTCACTGGCTTTGGCTTTGGCGGCGGGAAAACATAGCCGCAGCAATCACAAACCTTGGCGCTAATGTGGACAAGGCTATCGCACTCAGGACAAACCCTAACAGGAGCTTCGCCGTTCTCACCCGCTTTCCTGCCTGGGTCAATATTGGTGATCGGGCCATGCGTCTGCACGACACCGGCAAAGTCTAGAACCTTGCAATGGTCAATGTGGCTCTTGGGTCGCATTCCGCGCCCCGCCATTTGCACATATAAACTTGGCGACATGGTGGGCCGCAGGAACGCAATGAGGTCGGTGTCAGGGTGGTCAAAGCCTGTTGTTAGGACGTTTGCGTTTGTTAGCGCGGTGACTTCGCCAGCCTTGAAAGCGGCGATAATTTCCGCACGTTCCACCTTTGGCGTCTTGCCGGTGATTGTCTCGGCAGCGATACCCCTGGCCCGCAGTTCGTTGCGTATGTTGTAGCTGTGATCGACGCCGACGCAAAATATGAGCCAAGACTTTCTGTCACCAGCTTGCTCTATAATCTCGTCAGCCACCGGCCCGTTTATTTCTTTCTTATTGACGGCGGCTTGCAACTCGCTCTCGATATATTCGCCGCCGCGCTTGTGAACGCCGTCAGCGGAAATTTTCGCTGTTGTGATCTTGGAATGCAGCGGGGCGAGATGGCCCTTGTAAATAAGTTCCTCAATGCTGGTCGGCTCAATCAAGCCGTCGAATAGCGCAGGGGCGTCTGTGATAAGCCCGTGTCCAAGTCGATATGGCGAAGCGGTCAAACCTATGACACGCAGCGTTGGGTTGATCTGTGTCAATTCATCAATCAGCGTCCGGTAGCCACCCTCCTGCTTGTGCGAGACAAGGTGGCACTCGTCAATAATCACCAAATCGACATGGCCGATCAGTTCCGACTTATTCCGCACCGATTGGATGCCAGCGAAGGTAATGGCGTCCAGGCGCTTTGACCCCAGCCCCGCCGAATAGATGCCCAGCGGCGCGTTAGGCCAATGTAGGCGCATCTTCTCGGCGTTCTGCTCGATCAACTCCTTGACGTGCGTGAGCATAAGGATTTGGGTTTCCGGCCAGTTCTGCAAGGCATCCTTGCACAGCGCCGCAACAATATGGCTCTTGCCGGACCCCGTTGGCAGCACCAAGCACGGGTGGCCGCTGTTAGTTCGCATCCAATCGTAAAGCTGGTTGATGGCCCGTGTCTGATAATCACGGAGCATCAAAAAGTCTCCTCAATGCTCTCCACAATCTTCGCCCCTGGGAACGTGCGCCGCACTTCCTCGACCATTTCATGCCCGAGCGCATCAGGGTTGGCGATAATTTCGCTGGACGCATAAACGTGTTCGCCTGGGTCGCCGTTGCGAATCGGCTTGCCGTTGATAATATAAACGGCTTCGTCGCTTCGTCCGTTCTCGCCCATTTCCCAAGGCACCAAGTCAGGGTGCAGCACATGGCAAGAACACCCTTCATATTGAAAGTCTACCGGGATGCCTGTGCTTTCGTGTCTAGCGCATGACCACTCGCCGCTTTCCTCTGCCGTCGCATGAGCGCAGGTCCGGCAATTCACGTGCTTGGTCAGCCTTGTGTCATGGCAAAACTCGTGCGCGTCACAGAATTTACACTCATACCAGCTTGGATCGGTGCTGATCGGGTCGGGCATCCTGTCGGCCTGCACGATGCCCTTGCACCGCTCCAGAAGCGCCTCTGCGCTGGCCTTGTCGAACCTGACGCGCTCCATGTAGAGTTCGTCATCGTTCTTGCAGACGGCCACATATAAGGCGCGGTCGATGCCAGTGCCAAGCATATAAAGCTGCATTTGCCAGTAATGCACTGGTTTGGACTTCTCAACGCCATTAGCCTTTAGGTCGGTGAACGATTTGAGCGCGTGCGTCTTGAACTCCGCAATGTGCCGCTTCTTTGGCGCTTCCGGCACACCACTTTCGATAATCCCGTCAACGCTGCCGCCGATATGGCAACCAAACTCAATTGTGTGCTGCCTGTCGCCTGTGTGCGTAATCTTTACGCCTGCGGCCCTCAGATCGTCAACGATCCAATCCTCCTCATGGTGCCCGCGCCGGAACAGTCGCAAGATGCGACCAGGAAACTCCGGCTGCACAGCCCAGCGGAAACTGAGCCACAGCCACCTGTCGCATTTGTGTCCAGCCTGGGACGCGCCGAAATGCGGGCGCGGCCTTTCTTGAGCGGCCTCATGGGCGGCGTCGATTTTGTCGATCAGGTTTTCGGTGCGTGGTGGTATCGCTGTCATTTTTATCTCCTATCAGCTGGCGTTAGGTTGGCGCACCGCGCTTGCAAGTCTCGATGGGGCATGGCCCCATCTACGATGCGCCAGCCTAACGGGCGGTTGTTAGCCGCCCGCTGGCCCTTTTATTTTTGCCAAGGCGCTTTTGACACGCCATTCGATTTTTGAACGGCAACCGGCGCGGAAGGCGCGGCGCTTCCCTCGATGGCTTTAAACGCTTTCACCTCATTGCCGTCGCCGTAGGTCTCGTCGTGCCTGACCGTCAGCTTGATCGAGCAGGTGCCGCCGATCAGCTGGTCAGTGTCTTGCACCGCAGCCAAGCCAGTCGCCCGCATCAATTGGTCGAGTTGCTGGCGCCCGATTTCCTCTGCCTTGGGGTTCGGGTTTTTGATGTTCAGGTTGGTGAACACCACTCGCCCCTCGTGCGTCGGGCCGATAATATCCAGGCGCAGCGAGATATATTCGCCAGTCCCGGCCTTGGTCGGCTTGAGTTCAGCGTTGGCAACCGATGCCTGATACCAGCCCGCCGGAAGGGGTTGGAAGTCCTGCGACGGCTCAACGTCGCCAACCTTAAATTCTTGTCCGAGAAATGCCATGTTCGTTTACTCCTTTTCGATGGTGAATGAAGGCCGTCCGGGCTTGGTTTCGATACCCGGCAGCAAAGCGTTGGTGATTGACGGGTCGGTATTTTTCCAAGCCGCCATGTTAATTTCCGGCTTCCACCGGAAAAGGGTTGAGAGGTGTTCAGTCAGGCCAGCTTCCGCTGCCAGTTCCTGCACCTTGTCGCTGTCTACCTTTCGCGTCATGCGTCCGGTGATTTTGACTTTGTAGCCGTCTGGCGTTTCGTTTTGCACGCCTTCAAGCTGGTCGGAAACCTTGAAGTCAGCGAGCATTTTGTCTTCTAATGCACGCCTGCTATCTTGGTAGAGTTTTTCAAGGCGCTTGAGTTCAAGCCATTCGGCGTAAATGTCGGTTACGCCTTGCGCTGCAAGTTGTTCTTCGATGCTCACGACGCACCCCCAATCTTCGCAATGATTGCGCCCAGGTCTGGCGATTCCCAGGCGTCAAGTTTCCCGCTGCGATCCTTGGCCTGCCAAAGGCCGTCCGTTTCCAACATTAACGCACGCTGCACCACGCCTTCGGCGTCCTTCTCCATGCGGAGCGCGGAAACGATGTCAAAGAAATACGGAAGGGCTTGGCCGGTCTTGGCCCCAGGCATCGACGGGCTGTAAAGCATCCTGCCCATTTCGTCCTGCGCCTTTTCCAGCTTGGCGGTCATGTAAACATGACGTGCCGGCAAATCGCGAAACGAGCGGATGGCCTCGGCCATCGTGGTCTGCATTTCACCATAGGCTTGGCGCGGGTCTTTTGCTTTTGCCTTTTCATGGCCCAGGCAGACCTCGGCGATTTCGCTGATGCTGTCGATGGCTACGCTCTCGAACTGCTTGGCCTCGTCGCTGTTTTTGAGCCAGCTATAAGCCTCGCGGAGTTCTTCCATCGTGCTGATTTCAATATAAGGAAGATCGGCATCTTTAATCGAAAGCAAGCCGCCCTCTGCCGAAAGAATAACCGGGTTCGGAAGCGTCGAGATCAGCGTTGTCTTTCCAACGCCTGCGCCCCCGTAGGTCAGAATTTTGACGCCGTTGGTCGCAAGCGTCGCTGTTGATAAAAGGTTGATTGCCATTTTGGCTATCTCCTGTTCTTGCGCGGTTCGCGGGATTGCGGGTTGCGCGTTGTGAAATTTTATAATATGTGTTTACGCACAATGCAACATCTAAAATGAAAGGCATCAAAAAATGACCACCAAGGAAGCAATTGACCATTTCGGCGGGATTAAGAAACTTGCAGAGGCGCTTGGCATCTGGCCGCATCCGATATATCGCTGGGGCGAACATCCGCCCAAGCTGCGCCAGTTTGAAATCGAGCGTTTGACGAACGGCGAGTTGAAGGCAGCATGAGTCAGGCAAAAAAGCATTCAATAATTGAAACCACGCTAAACATCGGATCAGGGATGATAGTGGCGTGGCTTCTAACATTTTATGTTTTGCCGCTTTGGGGGTATGCTTACAGGCCGCACGAGGCGCTTGAAATCACCACGCTTTATACGGCGGTTAGCTGGTTACGATCATATGCGTGGCGGCGGTTTTTTGCAGAGAGAGAAACATGACAGACATCACACACATTTTTGGCGGCGCATATTCGGCAAAGCCGGAAAGCGTCGAGCCGGTTGAAGTTCAGCTTGCCGACGCCATGAGATCGGCAGGCATTGAGCCGCCTGCGGATATTAAGATCGACGGGCAATTGCACCGATTTAGCACCAAGGGCCGCAAGAAAGACGACAGCGGATATTATGTGGTCTTTTCTGATGGCGTGCCTGCTGGCGTCTTTGGTTGCTGGCGGGATGGCGTTCATAATAACTTCCGCGCCGATGTTGGCCGTGAATTGACTGCCGCAGAACAGATGGCGATTAGCCGACGCACCGCAGAGGCGAAGGCCGCACGCGAGGCGGAAAAGAAGCAAAAGAATGAACGCGCAGCCTCCACGGTCGGCATGATATGGGAAAACGCCGGGGCAGCATCGCCGGATCACCCGTATCTCAAGCGCAAGGGCGTCGATCCGCATGGCGCTCGCATTACTGGTGACGGGCGGATTATGGCCCCTATGTTCGATGCCGCTGGAAACCTGTCGAGCGTGCAATACATAGAAGAAAGCGGCGAAAAGCAGTTCCACCCAGGCGGCGCGGTTAAGGGATGCTTCTGGATGCTGGGCGATCCTGACCAAACGATATTTATCGCAGAGGGCTTCGCCACCGCAGCAACCGTTCTCGAAACAACAAATCAAGCCGTTGCCGTGGCGTTTAGCGCGGGAAATATTCCGCAAGTTGCTGAAACAATTAGAAACAAATTTGGCAAAACGCAAGAAATCGTTATCGTTGCCGACCACGACACAGGCGGCGTCGGTAA